ATCTTCGGATTCTTGACCGCGACGTTAGCCGAGGACATACCCTTCAGAGCGGTGGCCGCGAAGGCGTTTTCGCCCAGGAACACGATCGGGTAGACGTCCACGTTGGAACCAGTGAACAGCACACCCGTAGTAGTGCCTGAACCAGCGCCCGGGAAGTACGGCAGATGCGGAAGCAGGATAACGCGAACGTCCTGCACCTTGCCGATTTCCATCGGGTGGAGCAGCTTGGTGGAATCCGAGTAGTTCTCACGCGGCACGAAGCCGGAGAGAGCGCGGAAGTCCTGCTCCAGGTTGGTGTGACCGAAAGCCACGAACGCAGGAGCGACAGGCTGGGTAGCGATCTTCTCCGAAGCGGTGACCATCTTGGTGATGGGCTTGGCCATAGCGACCTTGAGGGCGCGGGTAGCCAGCTGGATATCACCCAGATCGATCGGAGCCTGCACGGTAGCGCGGCTGGTAGCCGAGCCGCTATAAATTACATTTGTGCCGGCAATCAAAACAGACCACAGGATACGCTCCTTGGTCAGAGCCGCCTGCTCGCCTGCGCCGATGGTGAACTGCTTCAGGTTCTCGTCTTCGTGAGTCTCGATTAGGACGTCGGTGAACGGGATCCACGCACCGTACTGAGACAGCGTGCTGGAAACGTCCTCGTACGTCACGCCAGTCGGAGACGGTGTGATACCTTCGACCAGCTGTTCCATCGAAGCGTTGAACGGGACAAGCCTGCGCCACTTGATGACCTGTCCCTTCTTCATCGGGACTTCTACGAGCTGAGCGAAACGCTCTAGTGCGAGCTGCGGCTGGGCGTGGGCAAGGAAGTTCGCGACAGCGAACAGGCCAATGCGAACGCCAAGATCAGCATACTGAATACCACTGAAGGTAGACATTGTGTGTTATCTCCTATTACGACAAGATGCCGTTTTCTTTTGCAATGCTTTGAGATAGTTCGGAGAAAGCGCTATTAGGATCTACCTGTCCAGTAACCGGCTTGTTTGCCACTCCCTTTGTGGAGGTTGTAGCTGCTAGCTTGCGCTCTCGCGCTGCTGCTGTGGCCTGTGCCTGGGGTGATGGCTGTGCGCTAGTATCCGTAGTAGTGGCCGTCTGTTGCGTAGTCTGCTGCTGTTGATTCTGCTGCGTAAGGAACTGAATATCGTGCTTGAACGCGGATATCGCCATGCTGAACTCCTCAGCTCTGTCCGATTCAGCCATCGCTCTGTGTTCTGGGCCCAGTAGACTCTTCCAGTAATCCCAATGCTGTCGTAGTCTACCGCCAGGAAGTACATCGTAAACGTCCGGATGTACTCTTTCTACACGAGCTAGCTCCTCTTCCAGCCCGAGATCATCAGTGGCCTGCGGCTGGGTAGCGGCAGTGTTTGCGCCCTTGAACTCGTCGGCCATGAGGGCCAACGTCTCGGCAAGATCCGGATCAATCTCCCGCAGCTTCTCAATGTGCTCTTGTGCTTTAGTCGGCTTTGCGGCTTCGGCGGCTTTAGCGGCCTTTTCCCTTTCAGCTAGTTCCCGCTCCATCTTCATCAGTCGAGACTGCAACGAATCGACTCTGTTAGCGCGAGACTTCACTGCGTGCAGTTCATCCTGCAGCGCCTTGATAGTCTGCTCTAGCTTTAGCTGGGCGGGGTCGCCGGCCGTATCTACGGCGGGCTGCGTTGTGTCTTCTGTTGTACCATTTGCGCTCTGCGCCTCCGGCTCTACCTCTACAGTGACTGCTTCCGGGGCCGCAGCGCCGGTAGTGTCTTCTGCTGTAGTATCCGTAGGTGCCTCCTCTTCAGTCTTTGAGGCGGTGACGTCGGCCTTGCCCATAAGGGCGTCGACCTTCTCCGTTTCCCCGTTGACTAAGGCGGCGCTTAGCTGGTAGAAGAACTCGTCATCAGTCATTCCTTTGTTGGTATCAGTGTCAGGATTCTCTGTCTCGACATGCATCTAGGTCTACTCCTTAGTCTGGGCGGCTGTTATGCGGCCCTGCTCTCAGCGCTTGCAGCTTGTGTATAAAAGCGACGGCGCCTCTTGCGTGCTTCGTCTGTTCATCACTTGTTCCGATGCTAGCCAGACGTTTGTACAGTACCTGCAGCTCCTGCTCCAGCCACTGCTCGAACCGGGCCCACTCCTCAGAGTTGGGCGCCGGCTTGAAATCCTTTCCACTCATTGTTAGATTCCCTCCCCTGTCTGCTGCTTAAGATCTAGTTCCTGCTTCACAAGCATTTGATCAATAGCAGCTTCATCTCTACGCATACCTTCAATGAATACCTTGGCCTGCGTATCGTTTTCCTTCATCAACCGCTTGGTCTCCGCGTCTAGCACAGCCGCTTCCTTACGTAGAGCCAGTTCAAGCATCTTGACGTCTACCTCAGCACGGGCCTTGATAACCTGCGCTTGAGCTTCCTGCGCTCTGGCGTAGTTAGCGCCCATCCGCTCTTCGTGCTCCCACTGCTCGCGTTGCTGAACCTGCGCCATCTCAAACTGCAGCTTGGCTTCCTCAAGTGCCAGTTCTCTGTCGGCTCTTTGCGCCTCAGCCATCTTGATCTGCATCTCAACCATCTGTGGGTTAGGCTGCTGCTGAGCTGCCTGTACCGCTTCTTGATACTGCTCGTCAGTCTTGATGATGTTGTTGCTAGGCAAGTTCATCATGTTCAAGCGGGCCTTAGTCAGCTGATCCATATTCAGCCACATAGCCATGGCTTCATTCTGATTAGCTTCCATCGACAAGCGCTCCAGATCTCTGATGTGCAGCTGCTTGTTCTTGTACGAAGAGCTAGAACGCACGTCTATCTGGTAGTCGCCCTTGATATCATCCTTCGGGTTGTACTGCATGTTCCACGCGTACATACGACGGATGACCTTCTCGGTCACGTTGTCGTCCCACTCTTCTGACAGGAAGTCCAGAATTGTAGTCGAGTTCTGCTGCATGACCAACGCCCCGGTAGCAGACTCTGCCGCTTGCGGGGAAGGCAGGCCAGCTGCCATAGCCGTAGTGGCTGACTCCTCTTCACCAAACATTCGCGCAAGTTCAAGAACCTGCATGATGCTGTTGATGTTGTTGGTCGGGTTATGGAAGTGTAGGGCGTCCTGTATCTTGATCATAGGATCAGTCAACAGCCAGATCTTGTTAGGCGTGATTTCCCACACACCGTCAGCAGGCTCCATGTACTGCTTGATCATACCGATCTGCGGACCAGCGGTAAGTGAAGCATTGTCCAGAATCATGTGATAGGACTGCGTCACCACACGCTGTGCATCAGCCAGCACTAGCGGATTACCAAAGCCGAACGGAGATGTAGGGTCTTCCTTCCACACAGACACCGCGTAAGGAGTCTCAAGCGCACCTTCGATGTTCTCCAGCTCCATGCGGATAACCTTACCGCACACTACCCACACTTCCCCGTAGTACTCGGAGGTAGGTGACTGGAAGTTAGGATCTAGCCCTAGCTTTTCGATGCTGTCGTAAGAGATAGGCCCATGGTACTCAAGCACCGTGTACCTATCCTTGTACATGTGCGGCTGGCTCCATGCTCCGGCAGACAGCTGAGTAAGATAGTTGGTGTTGTAATCAACCGCCTTGATGCCAGTCTCGCCCGCCAGGATTTGCTCGATGACTTCCTTATCGAACCCTCTGCTTCTGCGTAGCATCGACAGCTCTGTAGCCGTCATCGGATGAAGCTCGATGTCGGAATCCGACTCCTCGTGCCTAGTTACCGTCAAGTCTGGATAGAAACGCCACGGAGTCACGTGCGTGATCGACGGCGTGTAGTCCTCAACAAGCTCTGGTAGCCAGATATCTCCTGACTTAACGTACTTGGTACGCAGCTTACCAGTGTTTACCGGTCCCTTAACGACGCCAGAGCCCAGGATCACGCGATCTGCCATAGCTCTGCGTGACTGCAGGCCGTAATTACAAGCGTCAAGCTGGGCTAGAATCTCCCTCTCCATGCCCTTGCACTTAGACGCCGATGCTGGATCCTTGTCATTGGCCGCCGGCCACAGATCCCAGTTCTTCTCACCTCCGGCAAACTGCATGGATACGCAGTTAGCGATAGCTGCGTCACACTTTGTGCGGATGATGTTAGCTACCGGCCGTCTGCGGCCTGGCTGGATGTCGAACGGCTTGTCTACGCTGAAGATGTCGTTGTCTGACAGCGGGCTGTTGTACAGGCGCAACGCCTCAATCCACTGCCGTTCCTTGTAAACGCGAGCTGTCGCTCTGCGAGAGAACTCATCCTCGATCTTCTTGGCTAGGCCGCAAAGAATCTGCTCTCTTTCCGCCGACTCTGAAGCCGCGACTTGCGAAGTGTCTTTATACATCGTATCCTCTTGGCTTCACGTTCAAGGCAGGGCCTCTGTTGTTTATAAACGATGACATCCTATTCATGTTGTTTACGACGTACCTTGCGCAATCCATCAAGTGGTCGTCTTCGTCTATGACTCGGCCGCGCTGATCGCGTCTATACAGCATGTACTCTTTCTGGAAGTTGGTAAGCGTTCTAAACACCTTCAGCTTACCAGTAGACAATCTCTGCGATAGGGCCGCTATACCGGACTCGCGCTCGTTCTTGGCTATTGATAGGTGCAGACCTAGCCTTTGGTACAGGCGCAGTAGCTGAGTACCGTCTATCTGCGATCTACCTCTAGCTGCCGGGTCGATGACGCCTCTCATTTGTTCTCCGCGAGATTTGATTGAGTACGCGTGCGAGTACGGCTCTTCGAGTCCCTTATAGTGCTCGTCGTAGAAGTACAGGGTGTCGGAGTTAGGATCCAGCGCAGCCCATATAGCCGCCGTCTTGTTCCACCCGACGTCAAGCGCGTACATACGCGGCCAGTTATCCGGGATCACGAACGGGTCGCATATGACCTGCTCAATAGGCGTGGAGAACACGTTACCGGAACCCATGGACGGGATGCCCTTTGAACGAGCATCTCTCAGATATTCCGGGGTGTCCTCCAGCAGACGCTGCTTGGTGTCAGCGTCAAGCCACGGCGCGTCGTCCCAGCCTGCCTGGATCACCGCCTTATTGCGGTTTGACCCGACTACCTCTTCACCTTCCTCCTGATCCTTGGTCAGCGCCAGTATAGGACGTGCCCCGACAAGGAATGTAGCGTTCTTGCAGAAATTGATGACTAAACGAGTAAGGCCCTGCAGCGGGGTGAACGTAGAGAGCATGATACCCTTTACGGCGGCGGTACGAATATTGCATTCGTTGTAAACTTCCATCGGGGCTTCCTCGTCGAGAAGCACCCAGTGGCGGTTCACGCCCATGAACGCCTGAATGTCCTGCTTGTAGTTCTTGAATCCTATCGTGGACCACCCACCAGACACGTGACGTACCTGCACGGTGTCAACCGCTCCTGTCGTGCCCTGCAAGCTAGACGCTGTTCCTAAAGCGCTGGCCGGGATCATACCAGTGCCCCATTCGCCGATGCGCCCTAGCAGTTCTAGCTGTAGTGTATCACGTACTGTACGCGCGTCAGGTCCAACTACCCACCCATCTGTAGGAGTGTCGAACCTCTTACCCGTCCACCACTCAGGATATATACCAGTAGCGTGACAACGCTCCTGCGATTGACTTACCTACGCGGTTGGCCGCGAGGAACATGCGTTCCGGGTAGTCTGCACCTGCCGCAAAAAAGGCTTTGTGCTTAGGCAGATCGTCGATCGAGAACGGCGAGTTCTTTGAGAACCACTTATCCATACCCGATGTCTGCTGGATCTGCTCAAGCTGCCGCGCAAGCGCTACGGCTAGGGCTAGATCCCTGGCGAGGCCCTGCTTATGATCAGGCTGAGGCAGGGCGCTGAATAGGTCTTCGCTAGATCCCAGTGAAGGGATGCTAGCGAAGAGGTCATCCGACAAATTTAGCTCTTTAAAGTCTATCATTTGATTGCTTACGAAGCCTTAGCTACTATTGTTCGGACAATTCCTGGGTTTTTCTCTTCGAGGCGAGCAACCAACGCCTGGAACTGCGTTCTCAGGGCGTCAGCGTCTGTAGCGGTAGCAGACGTGTCAGTGGTTTGCACCTTATCAGCCCATCCGTACAGATTCTTCATCGCAAAGTTGTACACTGTGCTATTGAAGCCCTTGTCAGATAGAGCCTTTCGGCCCATCTTGTACCACCAAGCCTTCGATATCGTGCGGCCGTGGTCAATTAGCGAAGCAAAGGCCGGAATGTCGGCGTACAACTGATCGAATTTAGTCTGCGTAACGCCTAGAATCTTACACGCTTCGACATCAGACCCGCCCTCTTCGTAGAGGGCGAGCACTTCATCCCACTTAGCCTTGTTATTCTGCTCGTTCGGCTGGCTCAATGTAGCCTCCGTTGCCGTCAGGCGGTAGATAGTCAGCTGAATCTTCCATGCTGAGCAGTCTGGCTAGCGGATAGACACCTAGATCACCTCCTTCATCCTTCGTCAGACCGACGAGGAGTAGTTCGAGATTACCAGTTCCCTTGTGCTTGGCGTGCATAACGCCTACTGTGTTGGAAAACACTCCCTTGTAGAACAGATTCAAGATCTGGAATGGGGCAGGGTTAGTCTTATCGTTCGTGAACACCCACGGCATCATGCCCTTATCTTCGATAAACGGAGCTTCTGCTGTGAGTAGCGTGCTTAGATCTTCTTGTTCTGACATAGCGTCCTCGCTGGTTGATGGAAGTACCCTCTGTACTCCCGCTTGTGTTACTTTACTTGGTGTTCTGGTGCTATCTTTCCAGTTTCGAGGCGCTTAACAAGCTCCTCTGCTCTGCTTTTAGTCTGCTTAAACCATAGCGACTTACGTAGATTGGTGCCTGCTTCGGCGTACTTACCGTTATTTATCAGGGCCAGAGTAGTGTCGAACTTCGACAACCTGTCTCTACCCATGTTAAATATCATGTTGACCACTACTGTCTGTACGTACAGGGGCAGTTTAGTTTGCCAGCCTGGTATAAGACCGTTCAATTCCTCTGCGTGAGATAAGGCTTCGTCTCTAAGACGGATTGTTGAGGTTTGTTTTGTTAACGAGCTTTCCGGAGTTACTCTGTGAGTAAAGCCGTGACCTACAGTCCACGGACGTCCTTTTACTTCTGTCTCTCCTATCTCCTTAAGTATCTCTGTAGCTGGTCTATACCCCCACCTGTACTTACTTGGCGGATACGCTTTTGCTAGCTTTGACAGGGGGTCTGGGTAGGCGTACTGCCTGAACCCTTCGTGCCTATCTAGATCTGCTACTACTTGCCTTAACCATTTAGGCTGCGTCGTCATACCTCTACCTCTAGTTCTGCTGTAACTGTGTCAGATGCTACGTAGCTTCCATTTCCGGTGTCGGTAACATCGCACTTAAGAACGCCTGTCCTAAGACCAGTCAGCCCTGTACTTGTAGTTATTGTACATGTCGCTGACGTACTGTTTGTTATGGTTATGCCAGTACCACCAGAATCCCATGACCACGCATAAGTGAACGGACCTACTCCACTAGTTACGTTAGCTGTAGCATTAGCAGAGGCTGGAGTAGGGGTAGTGCTTACGCCTGTTACTGGATCCGGGCTTATGGCCACCGTGTGATTCACTACACCATTGCGATGCATCATCAGCTGCAGGATAGTCATTAAGTAACTCCTGCTCCTGACACTATAGCCTCACTGCCTGACTGAAAGTAGATGTAGGCTACTCCGTAAGGTGCCAGTGTCCGGCTCCCTGTAGTAGCCGTACCGCCGAGCCTGAGCGTCATACCAGACCCTTGTACAATAGTGATATTACCAGAAGAGCCGTTGTTGACTACTGTTATAACGTCGTCCTGACTGTGTACTCCGCTGTTAACTGTATAGTTGTACGCAGTAGTATTTGTCTTGCGGACTGCATTACCAGCATCCCCAGCTACGAACGTGTAGTTTGCGTTGCTGTCCGCAATCGGCACCCTGCCTAGTCTAGTGGTGGCTATACCGGACCAGTTCTGCAGGTTGGTACTTAGTGTGAGAGTTACCGTGCCGGATGTAGTTACTGGACTTCCGCTTACTGTTAGCCCAGCGCTACCTGACACGCCTACCGAAGTTACCGTACCAGATCCGCCGCCGGTCGCTGATATAGTCAAAGCGTTACCGGCGTCGTTGTAGCTCAGGCTGATACCGGAGCCTGCCGTTAGCAGGGAACCAACGCGGTCGTCTACGGCCTCGGAGAAATCTGAAATCGTGCTGGCGGCTTGCGTACCTGTGTGGGTACTACGGTCTCGCAACTGAGCGTCTGTGGCATTAGCCGTAGCGCCTGATGCTACTGTGTCCAGCTTGGTCTTGTCAGCCGCTGACATGAAACCAGCTACGCTTGTGGTTGCGTTGGAGTGCGTGTGCCCGGACGTAGCGAAGTCGCTGCTGCTAGACGTAGCCGCCGTACCTAAGCCTAGAGTACTCCTGGCAGCTGCAGCGTTTGCGTCATCTATCAGAGTCAGCCCGTAAGCAGAAACTGCGGAAGTATTGAGCTTGTTGGTACCCAGTTCCTGCAGGGCGTCTTCTACAGAGGTGCCGGTGAAGTGACCGGCCAGGTCTGTGATACCGACCATGTCTGCACCACCCATGCCCTGGATATCCGACATGAACTCGTAGAAGTTGTCGATATCCTCCGCGATGTCGTCAGCGATCACGTCGCCTATCACATCTGCGGTGTTTACTAGCGCTTGCTGCTCCGTCCCCAGAAAGTACGGAGTCAGCGCCTCGGTGATGCGGGCTACGCCTTCTGAGGACAGGAACAGAAAAGCCATGTCTTAGGAACCTCCGCCCGCGCCTTCTTCCAACAGACCAGCCGCAATCAGCTTGTCTCGATAGTCATTGATGACCGCGATCACAAAGGCTAGAGTGGAGTTTGAAGGGATAGTGCCGGGGTCATTCATCTTCTTGACTGTGCCATAGGTGCTGACAGTAGCCAGGGTAGGGTTGGTGCTGAGCGCCTCGAAGGCGTTGATCAGAGCCTGGGCCTCGATCGTATCAAAAGTGACGTTAAGTCCCTTCAGGGCCTCGGTCTGAGCTGCAGTAGTAATGGACATTAGAACGCCTCCTGGATTACGGTGGAAGTACGTAGTGCAATTATGAGATTGTTGTAGGCTGTGATAACATCACCTAGCGTCGCCCCACCGCCGAGTTCTCCTGGATCGGTCGCCCGCTTCACGGTGCCGAACTCACTGACCGTAGCCTGTGGCGTTGCCTCTGCTTCCGGTAGGGCCTCTAGGGCCAGCAGGACAGCCTGGACTTCGCCAGCGTCCATCACTGTATTCAGGGCCGTGACGATGTTCCGGCGCTGCGTTTCTGAAAGTACCATGGCTCCTCCTGTGTGGTCTATCGTTTACACTTGTAAACGCAATGGATACGGATTATACGGATAGTGGCTGAACCTACGCTGAATAGATAGCAACAATTGCCGATATGATGAAATTAGATAGATTTATTCAGGCTGAGTTAAGGGACTATGCGTATAATAGTCCTCGACGGCGTGGCCTGTCGCATCTCACTGACCCCTTGTGGTAGTGGATCCAGCACGCTAGCGGTAACGTCCCCTTGAGAACGACGCTAAAAGACTCCTTCGGTAAGGAAGAGGCTTACACGAGACACCGGCTCTCTCGAAGCGAACCGGGTTCATCGCCAGTCCTTGGGCGTGTAGAATGTAAGGACGGTCTACCATGGCATATGAACCAACGGCCGAGGTGGTAGATGACAATCCTGCGAACTCGGGGGGTCCCATATAGCAGGGGTGGCTGGGCGAAGGAGTTTGGGCCATCTGGGTTAAAGACTACTCCATTGCGAGAGGTGCTCTCGGCTCACGTCTTTTAGAGTGAATCTTGGCATTCGGTAGCAAGCTGCGCATACCTTAAACCGTCATCGGTGGAGGGTAGGGCGGGCTTTGCTCCGATGCTCTGGTTCACTCTATAAAAAGAACCAGAGCGTATCGTTACACTCTCTCATCTTACGATGAGAGCGTTGCTTTAAGTCGAGCGGAGCGAGACTTTAAAGGCGGGCTAGTTGCGCCCGCCGTTTACGTAAGTACAATACAGCGCCCACGGTTTTCTTAGGAGGACCGTGGGCTTTTCTTCTCCGCTACTTCGTAGCTCCGGTCTCTTCGAGACTTCACCTAGTGCATTCACTCCGACTTCGTTCCTCAGTCTACACCGACTCCCAGCTCTCGCAGCTGCTCGTCGGTTCCATCGTAGAACACCGTCCTCGACTCCGAGTCTCGGACTACGATGTTCGCCAAGCTGACAGGCTTGGACGTGTCGATACGGAATACCGAAGGTACCCGGTCCTCGGGGATCCTCGGCCCGACCTTCTCGTTCCACTGCTCCTCGGTTAGGTCGAACCTCGTCGCCCGCTTCTTCCATTCCATCACGTAGTAGCCGTACCAGTTCCGATCCTCCACAAACCTCCTCCTCTGCGGCAGCAGTACCTTCTTGTACCGCTCCGCCATGTACGGGCGCATCCGCTCCCGCTGCTTTCTCTTCTTCATCTTCCAGTGCATCTTCCGACGCTTGCCGTGCTTCTTGATCTTCGTGATCGCCGCCTTGGCGGACTGCGTCTCCAGGTCACGGATCAACTTCTCCCTCGGCGTAGCAGGTACCTCTGCAGGTATGACCTTGTCCAGGTCTATCCTGTTCAAGACCTCTTGCAGCTGTAGCCACCGGAGGGTTTCCTCTGGCGTCATCTTACTTGTATCCACACCGCCTCCAAAATTATAGACATCGCGGTCGCACGGGTCACCGTGCTCCCTTACCTTCACCCTGCCGGGTTGCGCTGGGCCACCCCCAGGCTCGTAAAACAGTCCTCACCATTGTAT